TATACAGAACAAGTAGCACTAACAAATGCTTATATGTATGCAAAAATTGCAGAAGCATACAATAAAATGCAGGACATAGATAGATTAGGTGCATTTGAAAAAGATGATGAATCGGGAACAACATTTCAATTACTAAAGCAAACAATTGACGAATTAAAAGAAGAATTTGATGGCACGCAAGAAGAAAACTAGTAATAACTATTTTACAAAAATAACAGATATAGCAATATCTGCATATAATAAAACGGATATTGCATCTAAACGAGAAAAAATATATAGAAGATTTATATATCCAGCTTTCATGAAGTTAGCTGAAAATTTAATTAATAAAGTTAAACCTACTTATATTGATTCTTCATTTAATGATTTGCAAACCGATTTAGTTACATTTTTAACGGCACGATTAGATAAATTTAATCCAACAGCCGGCAAAGCATATTCATACTATACCAGAACATCATTTAACTATTTAATTGCAGAAAATCAAAAAGCATATAATAAGTTAAAATCTGATTCCCTGGAGATCAATATCGATGAACAAAGAAATATAGTAACAGAAATTCATAATGACGAAATGCAAGAAACGTTAGAAGAGTTCATGAATGCATATATCGAATATTGTTATGATAATTTAAATTTTATTTTTACAAACCCAACTGATATACATGTTGCTGATTCAGTTTTGCATATTTTCGAAACTAGACAGAATATTGAAGATTTTAATAAAAAAGCACTTTATATTTTCATACGGGAACGAACAGGTTTAGAAACTACAAATATTACTCGCGTAATTAAAGTTCTTAAAAAGATATACGAAGAAAAATTTTTGCAATACGAACAACAAAACTTCATAAACTTGCCATTTTAATATTTATTATTAAAGGAAGTTATTATGGACAAGAATGATGAACTATTCAAAGGAACTAGTTTTGCCGATTTAATGTCTGACGTTTATCACAATTCGAAAAAGAAAGATAGACAAATGAATCAGCTTATTGCATCATTACAACCTCTCATAAAAAATGCATCTGATGCAACCGTTGTTATGCCTCTAATTAAAGACATATTAGATGTGTCTATAAAAAATGACGATCATCTTGTAAAATTAACAGCAATAGTTCAACGCTATATTTCTACAAAACAAACTATATCTGGTGCAGATTCTTTATTGAGCGATGACGAAAAGAAACAACTTTTGCAAATTGCAGAAACTACACTTTCTCATGAATTAGAAGATGAATTAGAAACACTTCGAGAAACTGAACAAGAACGAGTATTTAATCAGCGTATAACAAATGTAAAGCAAAAGTTAGAAAAAGGATCTAATGAATAATCAAACTGAATCTTTGTATGAAGTACAATCGTTTTTAGTTGGTGAAGTTATCACCAAGGCAAATACATATAAACGAGAAGATTCAGAGATTGATAGATTGTTTTTAATTGATGTTGTTATTCGTAGTAGGAATGGTACTACTACCGTATCTAACGTAAAACCATTTAATTCTACTATCAAACAGATACCCGTTACTGGAGAACATGTTTTAATATTTCAAACTATAAATCACGAAAGTGGTTTCAATAAAGAATTTCCGCAATGGTACTATTTAAATACTGTATCTATTCAATCTGGCGTAAATAATAATATTCTGCCAACATCGTTTAAAACAACTGAATTAGATTCTGACTTTAAAGAAACTAGAATATCTCCAATGCAGCCATATATCGGCGATACGATTATCGAAGGTCGTTGGGGCAATAGTATCAGATTAGGTAGTACGGTAACTATTAACAATCGTTATTCAAAACGATCGACTTGGTCTGGCAGTAGAATCGGCGATGCTATTATGATATTATCAACAACTACTAGATCGGAAGATTCTAAAAATTTTATTGTAGAGTCGACACGCGACACAAAAGCATCATCTGTATATTTAACAACTACTCAAAAGTTAGACGATTTAAAGTTAAGTAAATCTTTGATTAAATATAAAAAAGAATCTCAATTCGAGCGAAATCAGATTATAGGGGTGTCTGATAGGATTATATTAAGAGCATATCGAGATATTGCAGTTTTAGATAGTGAAAAAGCTATAGTTTTAAATTCTCCTAATGTATTAATAGGAAATGATGGTGCCAATCAGCCGTTAGTGTTAGGAAATGACTTATATGATGTTCTTAGAAAAATGTTGGATCTAATGACATTTGGATATCAATCAACTGCAGGACAACCTGTTATTCATACCCGTATAGCAGAAATTAATAGACTTAAAGAAAGTTTATTTAAAATAAAAAGTAAAAAACATAAAATTGATAAATAAGTATGCCAGTTACACCACCGTTAGATCGTATTCCAGCTATTCCTAATCAATTAGTAGGCATCGTTAACTCAACATTGTCAAAACAATTGGATCAATTATCTAAAACGGTTTTAGACACAGTTGAGATGTCTATTAAACTTTCAGAAGAAACTAATTGTGATTCATTAGAAACAACGAGACTACGAGAAAGTTTACAATCAGTATCTAATCAGATATCTAGATTAAATGATATTATTCCAATAATTAATCAAGTTAATACAGCTATACAAGGAGCAGCTGCGGCAAGTGCAGCAATAAAGGCAGTGCAGCTATTAAATCCAGTTACAGCACCTGCAGTAATTGCAGCTGAACTTGTTACAGTACAAAATTTAACTATATCAAACGCAATACAAGCATCTAAACAATTGCAACAAATTCCAGGTCAAATTCAATCTACATTGCAATCGTTATCTGCAGATATTGCAGAAGCATTACAAAATTTTAGTAATATATGCAATAATGAGTCTTTTTCATTCATAGAAGAAGTTAACTCAGCATTGGATCAACAAGATGATTTACAATCAGAGTTTTATCAAACAATAAATGTTCAACAAGCAGACATTGATGATAGAAATGAACTAATCAATGAATTAATTCAAACTCAAATTGATCTATTATCTAGTTTAGAAGAAGCACCGAGCCAAGTATTCCGACAATCTGGTCCGCCGCCTGATGAAATCGGAAAGCCGGGAGATTATTATGTTGATACGCAAAACAACGTAATTTATGGGCCTAAGCTCTCTAGAGGTCCATGGCCAGAGGGCGTAAATTACTAATCATTATATTTATAATAAAAGTATTCATATGGATTCAAAAACACTTATTAAAGCACTTAAAACTGCCGTACGTGAAGTTATAAAAGAAGAATTAACGGAAATTCTTCGTGATGGGTTACAATCTACTATTAATGAAATGGCTCAACCAAAACAAACTACTAGTACTATAGTAACAAATAACTCGGTGCAACAATCAGCGAAAAATAAAGTACAGTTTAATGAAAATAAATGGGCGTCTGTATTAAATCAAACTGATTCTCTACGGGAACAATCGTCAGTTGGTTCGTTTGCACAAATGATGAATGAAGAGATGGAAACATTATCATTTTCATCACGCGATGCTGCGGGGTTTGGTGTTGTTAGACAAAATAGTATGCCTCGTAGTGCAGCACCACAAGTAATGGAAGATCCTGAGACTGGTAAGAATCTACAAGTAGATCCTATTATTGCAAAAGCAATGACTCGAGATTATTCTGCACTCATGAAAGCAATCGATAAGAAAAAAGGTAAATAATGGGATATAAGATACAACCGGTAGGTAACACACAGAATACGGATATCGCATTAGGTGTAGATTTATCTTTTAATAATCCGGGCGTATTTAAATTTAATTACGAAACTAAACATCAAGCTAAAAGCAATTTAAAAAATCTACTATTAACACGAGTTGGTGAGCGATATCATCAAGTAACATATGGAACAAATTTATTGAATATTTTGTTTCAGCCTAATATAGTTGATTTAAAAGAAGATATTGCAACTGAAATAACTAGCGCAGTATCATATTGGTTGCCATACATATCAATTGATGATATTGAAATTATTACAGCAGAAGATGATGCTACATTACTAGAAGTAGTACGTATTTCAATAGCATATTCAGTTAATGGATTTAGTGGTGATAAAATTACAATTATATCTGGTGAGAATGGTCAGATAAC